GATGATTTGCAAGTGGATGTCATTTTAGGTGATCTTATAGAGATTGGAGAGCATCGACTTTTGTGCGGTGATTCAACTGATGCCGACCAAGTGGCAAAGTTAATGGATGGAGATAAAGCTGATATGGTTTTTACTGATCCTCCTTATAATATAAATTATGGAAACATAAAACATCCAAAATTTAAAGTTAGAGATATTGAAAATGACAATATGAGCAAAAATGATTTTAAAAGTTTTGTTCAAGGTTTTGTAGATAATATAAAATTATACTGTGATGGTATTGTTTACTGTTGGAGTGGACAGGGGGAAGATGGTAGAATTATGTTTACTGTTTTAGATGAAAAACTACATCATTCAACAACTATAATATGGAATAAAGATCAATTCACTTTAGGCAGAGGTAAGTATCAAAATAAATATGAACCTTGTTGGTTTGGATGGGTAAATAGTGGGAAGACATTTACAGATGACAGAACGCTTACTAATGTATGGGATTATGAAAGACCAAAAAGATCAGATTTGCATCCAACAATGAAACCAATAAAACTTTGTGAGAATGCTTTGAATCACGCAAGTCAAAAAGAAAATATAGTTCTTGATTTGTTTTTAGGATCAGGATCAACTATGGTAGCAGCACATCAATTAAAACGAAAATGTTATGGAATGGAACTTGATCCTAAATACTGTCAAGTGATAATTGATCGGATGATAAAACTTGATCCAAATATTGAGGTTAAAATCAATGGCAAAAAATATCACTAATTTTGTAATATGAAACAAAATGCAACGGCTATAAAAAAGAAAGCAATGATCGAGGCATTGGAAAAAACCCTTGGGGTGGTTACAACTGCTGCAAAGATGGTTGGCATTGATAGGGTTACCCATTACCGGTGGTTAGATGCCGATAAGGAATATCGTGAAAATGTTGATGATGTTCAAAATGTTGTTTTAGATTTCGCTGAATCGGCATTGCATAAGATGGTTGAAAATCACAACCCGGCGGCAACTTTATTTCTATTAAAAACAAAAGGAAAAAAACGAGGATATATTGAACGCCAAGAAATTGCACACGAAGGAAATGTCCAATCTACATTAATAGAATGGAAACCGGCAGACAAAGAAAAGTAGAACAAAAGTGTAATCGCCAATTCTACGATTTAATAAATTCAGATAAAAGATTCAAAGTCCTCCAAGGGGGGACTCGAAGTGGCAAAACATACGCCATCTGTCAATATGTGGCGTATATTCTAACGACTGCAAAAGAGCCATTGACCATTTCCCTTATAAGAAAAACATTACCGGCGTTAAAAGGGTCTATTCAAAGGGACTTTATTTCTATATTAGAACAGACCGGAATGTATTTCGATGGCAATCACAATAAAGCCGAAAACACTTTTAGGTATGGCAAACACCTTGTCGAATTTTTGTCTGTTGATGAACCACAGAAAATCCGTGGGCGTAAAAGAAATATTGCCGTGCTAAATGAGGCAAATGAATTGTTGCTTGAGGACTTCCGCCAAATCAATATGCGTACCACCGACAATATTATTATGGACTTCAATCCATCCGACCCGGTGCATTGGATATATGATGACATCATCCCAAGGGAGGATTGTGATACTTGGATTACAACCTACAAAGACAATATGTTTTTGTCCGATGATCTTGTTTATGAGATTGAAAGGATGCGTGAGCGTGATCCGGATTATTGGAGGGTGTTTGGTGAAGGGCAAAAGGCAGTCTTTTCCGCCCGGCAGATATTCAACAATTGGAACTTTATTCCCCACAAAGATTTCCCGGAATTTGATTTGCATACTGAGGCGGTCATTGGATTGGATTTTGGATTTAGCAACGATCCCTCAGCGGCATCAATAATTTTCCGAAAATCAGATAAATTGTATGTCCACGAAATCTTATACAACACCGGTATGACCAACGGTGACATCGCTGAATACTTCAAGGCAAATGGTTATGATCAAGTGTTAACGTTTTACGATAGTGCCGAACCCAAGTCCGGGGAGGAACTCCGAAGGGCGGGTTTATTATGCAAACCGGCAATCAAAGGTCAAGGGTCAATCACCGCCGGTATTTCGTTACTCAAGGAATACGATGTCATCGTAAGCCAAGAATCAAAAAACATATTCAAGGAATACAATGGATACTATTGGGAACAGTTAAAAGATGGCACAATTATAAACAAGCCGGTTGACCGCCTAAACCACCAAATGGACTGCCTTAGATACGGAGTTTATTCCCAATATAGTAAGCGAAATGATTTCTTTGTTATTTAATTATTATTTTTGTAAAAATATAGACTTTAATGGCATCACTATTCGATAATTTCAAAAGGCTCGTGACTAAAAACAGTCAAGCCACAAATCAACTATTTAATCGGGCGATTTACAACTTTTTAGGCGATACAATAATCACGAGTGCCGAAAACGATGATTCTTATATCAACAAGGGATATCGTTTCAACTCAACCGTTTATTCGATTGTCAACCTTATAACAAAGGCGGCATCAACGGTGCCGTTCCAAGTTTATGAGGTGCAAAGTCAAAATTCCCTTAAAAGATATAAGGCACTTACATCAAACGGATTTGATGCCAACGCAACCCACAAGGCACAAGTCATTTTGAAAAATGAAATGATCGAATTGGAGGGAACAGAAATCCACGAACTGTTAAACCGACCAAACCCGGCACAATCTTACGCATCATTTTTGACTGAGGTCATTGCATTTGGTAAGTTAACCGGAAATCGTTATATCTACGGAATTACACCGGAGAGGGGTGCAAACCAATCCAAGTATGGCGAACTTTATGTTCTACCAAGTCAATCAATGGAAATCCATTCCGGTGGCTTTATGAAACCGGTTGATCATTACACATTGGAATATAATGGCACATTTAAAATCGATGCCGATGATGTCTGCCACATAAAAGATTTCAATCCTTATTTCGATGGGTCAGGACAAAACCTTTATGGTATGTCCCCACTTAGGGCGGGACTTCGCTCAATGGATGCCAACAATGAGGCACTAACCACCGGAGTCAAATATCTACAAAACCAAACTGCAAGGGGTGTTCTTATGTCCGAGGAAGGAGATTTGAATGAGGTACAAGCCAAGCAACTCAAGGAAAAATTCAGACAACAATATCAAGGTTCAAACAATGCCGGGGATGTTATCATTACCCCCAAGAAATTGTCGTGGGTCAACTTTGGACTAAACGCCGCAGACCTTTCCCTAATCGAACAGTACAACACCACCATCAAAGACCTTTGTAATGTTTACAATGTCCCGGCGGTATTGCTTAACAATGTTGAATCGGCAACGTACAACAATATAAAAGAGGCACGAAAAATGCTATACACTAATGCGGTGATCCCGGAACTTATGAAAATAAGGGATGAACTGAATCGTTGGTTGGCACCCAAGTATGGGGAAAAGGTGTTTATTGATTTTGATTATACCACTATTCCGGAACTGCAAGAGGAAACTGATAAGGTGGTTGCTCAGATGTCCCAAGCGTGGTGGCTGACACCAAACGAGAAACGATCGGCAATGTCTTATGGTAAGGATGAGGAGAACGAAAGAATGGATGAATACTACATCCCGGCGAATCTTTTGCCACTTGGTGATTCCGATATGCCCGATATGACACCCGAACCAATAGAAATTGAACCGGCAGAGAAAAGACAAGTGCCGGGGATGAATGATATATTTACAACAATTAGTGAGGCACAACAACGAGCAAACGAAATGGGTGGTGAAGGTTACCACCAACACACTTATGATGGCTACACCGTTTATATGCCATTTGAAACCCACGAGGAATATGAGGCGGCAAAAGACAATCGCCTTGATGAATTTTACGGCGAGATGGATGCCGATTCTTTTGACTACAATTTCGAACTTGATGGTCGATATGATGATGATGAAGATACCGACCAAGATGGGGGAGAAATCATCCAAAAGGCACCACAAATCCGTGGGGCGATGGAAACGGCGTTGCGTAATAAAGTAAAAGATCACAATGAGGAATATGGTGACAACCCGGCGAAAAGGGCAACATATTCAATGTTGGCAAGGTCATTTGTAAGGGGGATCGGTGCATATCGTACAAACCCATCATCGGTGCGACCAAATGTATCAAGTGAAGATCAATGGGCATTGGGTAGGGTCAACGGATTACTTTACGCACTTAGAACCGGTAAATTTAAAAGAAGGGCATACGATACCGATTTGCTACCGGAGGAACACCCATTGTCATCAAAGGGTAAAACCGAAAAGGCGGAAACATATTCCGATTACCCACAAGGTGCAACCAACAACGCCAAGCGAATGTTGGAATGGCGAGAGAAATATGGTCGTGATGTTGTCAAAGGTGGGACAAGGGTTGGATGGGAGAGAGCCAATCAACTTGCAAGTCGTGAGGCATTATCGTTGGACACCGTAAGGCGTGTCAACTCCTTTTTAGCAAGACACAAAGACAACGCAAAGATTGATCCACAATATAAAGATGAGCCGTGGAAAGACCGGGGATATGTTGCATACAAC